GTATTCGTCCGCTATCACAGCGGCAGCACGTCAGCGGCGACCCGGCGGTACGACCTCGAATGGTCAACTCGCAAGCCGGGCGAGACGGCGATCAGCATGACGGTCACAGGCGGCAAGGTGACTGAGATGGATTTCTGCTATCCGCCTGAGCCGCCTTGGCTCCGGACATAAAGAAAGAGCCGCCGCGGTCGCGACGGCCCGAGTTTTCGATGGAGTGTGGTCAAGTCTCTGCCTCGCATTATTCCCACGCCCGAGGGGGACGCGGCAATAAAAAAGCCCCCCGGGGGAGAAACCCGGAGGGCATAAGGTGTCTGATTCGGTAACTACGCTGATATATCCGATCGCCCTCTCCGCTTCCAGATCCAAAAGCCGTCAAACGGCCATCCGACGCTCAATGTCACATCCTGCCGGTCGATGGCGAAGAACCACCAGCGCGACAGTCTGATCCTCATGGCGAGGCGTGGTGATCCTCGCCGTTCTTCAACTGCGGCGGACCACCCTGGGGCCGCTCGGCGAGGTTCGGCTGCTGCAATTTCTGGATTTGCTCCTGCGCCTGGTTCCGCATATCGACGATGATATCGGCGACCTCATTGAAGGGATGCGAGCCGAGCAGCATCAGCGTCTTGTTGAGCGCGTCGATCGGCAGGGTCACGGTGATCTCGATAGGCTGTTGCTTCATGGCTTTTTTCCTGGCTGTGGGTCGGGAATGGGCGGAATCAACGGCAATTCCGCGGGCGGCAGCACGGTAGGCGGCGGTCGCCAATTATCGTGGATGATCGGCGGCGGCACCGGCGGATGTTCAAAGGTATTGTCGAGATCGGTCGGCGGTGTTGGCACAGGCATTGATTACGCTCCTACCGCGGAAAGCCTCGCGTCAAGCTGGGCGATCGCGCGAAAAACATGGGCGAACATCGCCATCGGGTCGAGATGATCGACCGGCTCCTGCCCCTCTTCTGACGCGGCTGCCATCACCGCATCCGGCAAGGTCTGACGGATATCGGTGCTGATGAACCCGTAGGGCACCGGCTGCATGTTGTAGTCCTCGCGCCACTCGAACGCGCGCGTCGGCGTCGCGACAATCGCGGCCAAGCTGTCGAAGTCGCCGGCGGGCTGGATGTTGCGCTTGTAGCGCGGATCGGACCGATAGGTGTTGGCGAACCAGCCCGAGCCGTCGGCGTCGATCCAGTGCATCGTCACGCCCGACATGCCAAGCTGGCGGACCCGCTGGCTGTTGTCGCCCTGAATGACCTCGCGCTGATCGCCGTTGGCGAAACGCCAGAACGTCGTGCCGTCGTACATGAAGGCGATGTTGTAGCCCGGTCCACGACCTTGATAGAGGACGCCGTCGCTGGTCAGGATCGCGCCGCTGCCGGCCCCGGCATAGACATTGTTGGCTGACCACAGGTTGGCGCTGGCATAGACCGACTGCGCGCAGGAGATGTTGCTGTCCACGAACAGCGTGGCGTGGATGGAGAGATTGCCCCATATCTGCGAGTTGCCGTTGTTGTCGATCAGCATGTGCGCGGCGTTCGGATTGCCACCGCCGTCCATGTTGCCGAGCCATAGGCCTGAGCCATCGGCCCAGATGCCCACCGCGACGCCAGCCGTCGAGTAGGCGCAGATCGACGGGTTGGCCCCCTCGCAAATGATGCGCGAGCCATAGGCGATGAGCTGTCCGCTGACGACCAGATTGGCGCTGCCGTCGAGCGACATGCCAGCGCCGCTTGGCGTTGCCCAGCCCCGCGTGCCGTTCTGGCCGTTCCAATAGTCGTACCAGCTACCCGCCCATTGCCGGTAGCGATAGATGCCGGAGGCGAAGTTGATGAAGTCGGTCGCGTTGTTGAACCACACGCTCGACCGGAAGCCCGCGCCGCCATCGACCACCAGTGATTGCTGTATCTCCACGCTGCCCGACACGACGCCGCCGGCCAGCGGCAGATAGGCCCCGGCGATGGAGGTGACATAGGCGCGTGAGGCAATCTCGCCCTGGTACGTGTTATCGACCCACATGCCGATCGCCGCGCCGTCCCAGCCATAGCCGATGTAATGGCCGCCGTAGTAGCTGGAGTAATTGATGCCGTAGCCGCCGACAGTCAGCGCGCCCGAGAGCGCGCCGCCAGCCAGCGGCAGATAGGGCATCGCGGCGCCCGCGACGGTCGGCGCGCGGGCGAAGTTGACGACGCCGGTGCTGCGCGTGATCGACAGCGGCGAGTCGATAAACGCCCCGGCGTCGCTGTAGCGGGAAATGGCGAAATTCGAGCCGAAGTTGTTGCCGGTCTCCGCCGATTGATCGGCAAGCTGCTCCACCCATCGCAACACGCCGCCCGTCGCGCCGAGGATCTGCGCTCCCATGCCGGCGGCGCGTGACAGCGCGACCGAAGCGTACGCGCCGGCTGGCGCATTGATGGTGATCGCGTTCCCCACGTTGATCACCAGGGGGCCGGTCAGTGTCCCGCCTGTCAGCGGGAGATAGCCGGCGCCGACCGCGCCGCGCGCCACCGTTGTGATCGCCGCGGTGAAACGGCTCTGCAATGCCGACATGCCAGCCGGCGATCCGTCGTCCAGCATGTCCTGGCCGGTCACATCGGCGGTGAATTGCCCGACCATCGCCGAGATCAGCGACGCCTGCCGCCACACCTTGTTAAGCTGGATCGACAGAGCGGTGCCGGTGGAGAAGCCGAGAATGCGCGCGGTGAACCCGCTCGCGATGTAATCGGCCTGCGCCATGACATCGGCCGCAGGATCGCCCGCGAAGGTCTGGAAGTCATTCGTTGCCATGAACCCGGCCCCCTAAAGCGTTTGGATGATCTTGCCCCAGGCCCCCTCGTTGAATCCCCCGAAGGGACCGCCGGGTGAGGATGGAATGTTGAAGGCGAACAACGGCTCGGTGCTCACCGTCGTCTCGATGAAGTTGTACTTCACGCCGCTCGCCTTGATCGGGAAATCCTGCTCGAGCACCGCGAGCATCAGCGAGGACAATTCGACGCCGGGGATCAGCACGTCGCATTGCATCAGGCCGCCCGACGTGTCGCCCTTGTCCTGCACAATGACGCCGGGGAACACCGCGTTGAACGCCTCGTAGATCTGCGACAACGTGCCGTCCCAGCCATTGGCGATCGCCTGCAATTTGAGCAGCGTGCGATAGGTTTCATCATCGAGCGCGGTGATCGCATCCGTTGGCTCGTATTTGCCCAACCAGACGCCTTGGTTGAAACCGGTCCTCGCTCCAGCGCCATCGTTGAACGAAAAGAACACGCCGCTGACCGGCACCTCGATAAAGCGCGTGCGGCCGATCCACTTCCCGAGGATATCCAGTTGCACGCCGATCGCACTGTCGAGGTCGAAATCCGTGATCATCTGCCCGAGCATCGCCTGCGCATCCACCAACGGCTGCACCAGCACCGCTACGGTGTTCATAAAGCGCGGCTTGTCGGCGTGCCACGAGGTGATAAGACCGAGGTAATCGGAGAGGTTCATGGCCGGCCTCGCTGCAACGTCTCGCTTGGTAGCTCTCCGAACACAGTCCGATAGTACCGGGAGAGTTGCCCCAAATTCCAGAAGCCGACCTCATACGCCGCGCGCGTGACGCATTCGCCGGCGAGCAAGAGCGCGCGAACCCGGAGCAATCGCTGTCGCCGCATGTATTTGGCCGGCGGCTCGCCAAAATGGCCGCTGACATAGGAGTTCAATGAGCGCGTCGACGTGTTCAGAAGGCGCGCGATCTCGGGCAACGTCATGCGCTCATCGCAGGTCTCTGCCAGGGCGATGAAGCGTTCTAGCGTTAGCCGACGGTGATCACGACATTCGCTGAGTCGCAATGGGCAATCTGGAAGATGGAAACCGGGATGTTCGCCGTTCCGTAGGTGCCGCCGCTCGGGCTCGCGACGGTCATGCCGGTGATGTCGTACGTGTTGGTCGCCCCGGTCGGCAGTTGCGTTGTCGCGTCGCAGAGGTTCGCCGGAAGCCATAGCTTGGAATAGACGACACCGATGCCGGAACCCAGGCCGTTGATGTAATCGGCGACCGCCTGACTGATCGCCGCACCGACAAGCGTGCTGTAGCCCGCCTTCGCCGTCAGCGTGATATGCACCCCGACATCGATCTGCGACGGCACGAAAAACCCGATGTCGTGCGGCAAGCCATACACATCGTCCACCGTCTCGCGCGTGGTGCCGTACGTGTAGCAGCCGGGCGTCTTTTTCAGCAGGATCGTCTGGGCAATCTGCGTCGCATCACCGCCCTGAACGACCATGCTGATGCTGTGCGGCGGCAGCGGCCCGACACCGATCGGCGGCGTGGTTGCTGTGTAGTCGGTCGAGGTGTCGTTCTCGTAGGGCACGCACGCGGTCACGCCGGGAAGCTGCAACACCGCGCCGACGACGCCGGCCAGCACCGTCAGCGCCGGCAGCGCGGTTGACTGGCTCTGCCGCACGCGCAGCCCTGGATCGGTCTCCACCGGCGCCCCAGGCTCGGCCGCGGCGGGATTTGTCACCGTCTGCCAGCCGCGCGTGATCGTATCGATCTGCGTGATCGTGCCTGCGGCCGCGCCCAAGGCCCCCGCGGTTTGCGCCGTCGCCGTCACGGTGATCGAGCCGCTCACCGGTATCTCCACCGAGACCGGCAGCATCCAGCGGTTGGATGATTGGTCGAGCACCGCACCATTGGTAATCAGCGTGCCGGCCTGGCCGATGATGAGCAGATCGACCGACGAGTTCGACGGCAACTGCCTTGTCATCCCGTTGATTTTGACGACCGAGGACAGGCCGACGCCTTGGGCGGTCGCCGGGCTGCGGGCGTTGTAGACGTCGATGCATGCGGCATTCGCGTCCGCCACGGCGAGCGCGAACACGCCGATCAATTGCCCGTCCTGGCTGTCGGAGGACACCACGATATCGCTGCCGTAGATCGCCTGAAACTGCGAGATCAGGAAGTTCTGGATGTCAGCGAAGGTGGGCGCGTGGATCCCGGTTGCGTCCACATACGCCGCGGTCGGGCTGACGGTGCCGGACATTTACCAGGACCCAGCATCAA